TCGGCTCCACTTCGTGTCGCTGGGTGCCAGTTCTTCCGGCTGGCTCAGATTGCGTGTTTCAATGCAGGCCCGCTCTTTGTGGCCGTATATGTAGCCTATGGTCCCGTTCTTGCCCTGTCCGTCCACGCCCAGCAGCTTCTTCATGTCCATGCGGTCGGCGTTCATGGTGCCCAATGGCTCGTACTCGCCTGTTCCCGGCACGCGCCGCCGCCACAGATCTTCCAGCATTTCGCGCCATTCCCGCCGGTCGGCAGCTCCCATCCCCACACATTCGGCAAAGCCGTGCATGTGCAGCCGTCCAGCTTCGCCTTTGCGCACAGCCCATAGCATCAGCCGTATTTTGTCCCGGCTCACACCAAAACGCTTTACCGTGGCACCGATCACCCGCCGCTTGTAGTTCTCCACATCCCGCCTGCAGGCTGCAAAGTCCTCCGGCAGATAGGACTCTTCGTATGTTCCGGTCAGGAAAAAGCCGTCCCGGCCAAAGTTCGCAATGGCCTTGCGCTGCTTGCGGCGTAAGCTGGCGTGCTTGTTCCGCTCTTTCTGGCCCCGGTCGCTCTCCTTGTGCTTCTTGCCGCGCCTGCGGTGCTCCTGATCTGTCACTGCATAAACGCCAACGGCCATGTACTCGCTGCCGCACCGGTATTTCTTTTCCCGAATGTAGCTCTTCTTCATCTGGCCGTCCTCCTGCATCGGTATGCTGCCGGTATTTGTTTTCTCTTCTGTGCCCATCACCGTCACAGAAATAACGGGTATACTAGCTCCCCAAAGCGCCCACCCCGGACGCTGTAAAAAGCGGTTCATCCTGCTATAAAATAAATGGTATAAAGGCTCCCGCCTGCCGCCGGTACGCTCCGGCAGCACCCGGCAGACTTTATCCTGCTGCGCTGTCGCCAAAGCCCCCGGCATCCTTTTGCCAGGGGCTTCCTCTGTTATCTTTTTCGTCTGTGCTGTCCTTTGTGCGCCATCCAGCCTTCCTTTACGTAGTCGCTCCGGTTCACTCTGTCCCGGGATACCATGTCCTTTGTGTAGGCTTTTTTCTGCTTTCACCGCAGCCGCCCATGCCTTGTACTTTTTGCACGTCCCATGGCACGCCGGGTTCCTTCCCGGACAGTCTGGTTTGCAGCACCATGTGATCATGCCGGTGCCTCCGGTTTCCCGGCTGCAGCCCAGTAGCCATAGCTCAGCTCTTTTTTGCCTGCTTTCCGGACCGCAGCGTTGTAAAGGCACAGCTCATGCACAGCACGCTGCAGCTCGTCCGGCTTCTCAATTCCCGTGATCGGTGGCCTGCTCTTTTTCGGCACGCTGCTTCTGGCTCCCGGCGCATTGCACAGCACGCCCCGCCGTATCCTCTTCCGTGTCAGGCCGTAAATGCCCTGCGGCCTGCAGTGCCCGGCATAAAAAACATTCGTCACGGTCTGTGTGTTCTTAAACAGACCCTTTTCTACCAGCTCTGCGGCCGTACCTTCGTGCAGCAGGTTTCCGTCCGCGTCAAACATGCTGTAAAACCATACCTCCCGCATCTGGGTGCCGGTCCTGTGGTCCGGTTCTGCTTTCGGCTTTGGCTGCTTTTCTTCCCGTTCTAGCCGCCACTTTTTCGGCTTTGCCTTTTTCTTCTTCTGGTTGGCATAGCCTGTGCATACGCTTTCAGCGCGGTTGTAGTATCCCTGTTCCATCAGCTCCTGCGGTGTACCTTTTGCACGCAGTGCTCCGGTCTTTGCATCGTACAAACTGTAAACGTATTGCTTGCTCACACTCTTCCTCCATACAGTTCAAACTCCGCACCGTCTTCGGTGATCAGCACCCCGCCGTCCAGCGCTTTTGCCAGCTGCTGCAGCCTCTGGGCGCTCAGCTTTTCCAGCCCGCCGGGCTTGCACCATCGCCGCACATCAAGCGGCCTTGTGGCCAGCATCAATGCCAGCGTGCTTTCATTTTCGCCACGGTAGATCATGGCTTCCTTCAACGTCATCTTAAACGTCTCCTCTCCCAGCTTTCCGGCGCAGCTGCCTGCTGCAGAACTGCCTCGATCTTCTTTTTGATCTCACCCGGTGCCAGCACTGCCGTGCCTGCAGGCGCAGCGCAGCGGCCCATGGCTCCGGCCATGTTCCGCCGGAAGAAAGCATCTTTCTGTTCCTCATAGTCCCGGTCTGCCTGTTTTGCCCGCTCTTCGTCCGGGATGTCTTCCACAATAATGTCGTCGGTCTGCAAAGCGTCGCAGGCACAGCGGCGCAGGTGCTCCATGGCAACATCCAGCCCGTCCGCACGGCCTTCTTCATTCACCTGCCGGTAATTGGCAAGAGTCTCCTGCTTCAATCGGTTCAGCCGCCCGGCACCATATCCCAACAGCTCCATGCAGGCCTTTGCGTATAAGGTCCATACCATGCTGGCGGCCACATCGCCCGCCATGCGCAGCTGCTGCTCCCGTCGGGTACGCGGTGCACGCAGCACCGGCACCCGGAACTCCGGCTCCACGCCCTCCGGCATCCAGTTGTCCCGCATCGCCCTGCTCTGGTCGGTGCTGGGCATTCCTTTGCCGTTCGCCTGCATGGCAATGTTCAGACTTTCCAAGCCCAGCTCTTCGGCACGCAGCTCGATCCGGTTCAGTCGGTCCTTGCCCACACCAAAGCACTGGTGCAGCGCAATGATGATGCACCAGCGTGTCATTTCCGCAGTGCCGTCCCGCGTCAGATCCAGCTCCTGCCGCAGGTTCATTTTCTGCTTCACTGCTGTTTCACTCCTTCCCGGTACTGCTCAAACAGTGCGATCCAGTCCTGTGTGCTCAGCTGTTTGTCCCGGCTCGCTTCGCTCAAAAGCCGGTATGCACTGCTTTCCTTGTCGGCCGGGTGCTGCCAGTCCAGCTTTTTCAGCTCTTCGGCCATCCGGGCACGGTATTCTTCCAAGATCATCTTCGTTTCCCTTTCACGGCTCCCCGCGGTCGTTCATCCAGCTGGCAGCCAGTGCTCTGGCATCCGTCAGCTTGTCGCACAGCATGTTCACCGCGGTTTCCTTCATCCACTCCGGCAGCCGGTCGGCCTGCAGCAGAGCCGCACCCATGTCCCGCACAAGCTCTTCACCGTACTGCTCCATCCGCTGCCAGATCTCCGTTTCTTCCGGTGTCATGTTCATCGGCGGCCGCATCTCAGCCCGCCTTTCTCCGGCTTTTCGGCTTCACCGTGTCCGCCGGGGCTTTGTGTGCCTTGTTGCCTTTCCTGCTTTCCTTGTCCGCACAGCAGCCAAGGCCCAGCATGGCCAGCGCTGCCGCCAGCAGCACCAGCGCCGCAGCGGCCCAGCCCAGCATTTCCCAGCCGTTCGCGCTGTGCTCAATGCCGCTGGATACCAGCAGCGCGCCAATAGCCGTCACCATAGCTGCCATGTACCACAGGCTTGCCCGGATGGTTGCTTTCAGTTTCACTTGTGTTTCCTCCTGTTTCGTGTTAAACTTCTGGTGATAGTGGCTCAAAACTATCACCCTGTAAGCTCGTCGGTGTTCGCTGCACCGGCGGGCTTTTTGTTTGGCCGGTTCAGTTTTCCCTGTTCCAGTGCCCGGTTCTTGTCAATGCGCCACAGCCGCGGTCCCACCTTTTCGGCAGGCAAAAGCCCGCTGCGGCACATCTTCTGCACCGTCTTTTTGTCAATGCTCATCAGTTCGGCGTACTGTGCCGGACTCAGATATGCCGGCAGCTGCCGCGCATCATAGATCCGCGCTTTTCTCATATTACGTCTGCCTCCTCAATCCGGGCTGAAGGTCTGAAACCGGCATTCTTCTCCCGTTTTCGCTTTTATGTACCCGGCATTCTCTGCATCCGCCAGGCTGTAAAAGTCAAATTTTTCTTTCAGGCACGCCAGCACCTTCCGCTGCATCGGCTCCGGCACGCCCGCCTGCCGCATCGCCATCAGGCAGTATCCCATGCAGGCTGCATTGCTCCACGGTTCACTCAGCCCTGCCAGTGCCTGCATGGCGTATTCTTTTTCCATCATTGCTTTTCTCCTTTCGTGCACTTCTCCTCCTTGACAAAGGCTCCCTCCCCGAGGGAGCTGTCGGCGCAGCCGACTGAAGGAGTCTCATGCGCTCTTGCCACTTCTCCCTTTCCTGTGCTACAATCATCTCAAAATAGGAAAGGAGGTATTTTCACGGCATCACAGTTTCAAATCCGTACCAAAGATATCCCATTGCTCGTTCATGCGCTGCAATCGCTCGAAACTGTACCGGATACATGGTTCGGATCTGTAGACGACCCTTCTTTGATCTCTGAAATGAAGAATGCTGCCCGCGCCCTTCCGGTCAAACTGCGGCTCAAGACTCTTCAGCTGTCAAGCCTCGATGTTCTGGCTCTGCAGCAGGCTTGCTGCTATCAGTGTTTAGAGTGCAAGCTTTCAAGGCAGGACTACAAACTGCTGGAAGACTATTCAAATCAGTTCGCAGCACTTCTGGCTTCTGGCAATCTTGGTATGTTACAGTAAATATCTTTCCTTGCGCGCCATTCATAAGCGCTGCTCTCTGTGCCCGCCTCAGGCGGGCTTTTTCTTTGTTTTCGTCCACATTCTCTCTCCTTTCATCTCCCGATCCACAGGTCCAGCCCGGCCGCTGCCAGCAGCACACCGGCAAACACCATGGGCGGGTAGCTGATCCACCATCCCACATTGAACACCACCGATCCGATCAGCCCGATCAGCATTGACCACTTCCGGCGGCTCATGCGCTCTTCTCCGGGGTTGCGGGGTGGTCAATTCCGAAAAGTTCATTCGGAGTAACTCCCAGTGCCTTACAAATCGGTACAACATCATCTGATGTCAGCCGCTTCCTGCCACGTAGCAATGCGTTAAACTTCTTCGGGTCATACCCTGCTGCCCTTGCCACCGCAGATTGTTTCAAACATTTTTCATCAATGATTTTGTAAATCATGTCCGTTGCACTCATTCCATACGCTCCTTTCATGTACAAGTTTCTTGGACATTTTTACAGTAGCACAAGTTTCTTGTTTCGTCAAGAGCTTTGTACAAATTTCTTGTACTTTTGTCTTGACTTTTCAAGACAGCACCTTTATACTGACCATAGAACGACAATTTTAGGGGGTGTTACAAGTGTCCTTCGCAACCCGTCTCAGACAGGCCCGTGAGCAGTCCGGTCTTACACAGCAGGACCTAGCAGAAAAGCTTGGCGTCACAAAAAGCGCTATAGGAAACTATGAAAACGGTGTCAGCAGTCCAAAATGGGACGTTCTTCTAAAAATTTTTGACATTCTTCAGGTAGAGCCAAATTTCTTGTACCAGGACAGCTTTTCGTTAGACGTTTCCGAATCCCGTTCTCTTACCCCCCAGCAGTCCGCGCTGCTGTCGTCCTTCGATCAGCTCAATGAGGAAGGCCAGCAGAAGGCCGTGGATTATGTAGATGATCTGGTGCTCACCGGGCGCTATAAAAAATGTGCTGCGCTTGGCCTGGGCACAAAAGAAGCATAAATAAAAAAATTCCGTTTCGCTACTTGCCGAAACGGTTCGTTTGTACTGGAGTGATTTTCATGTTTTCTACTGGTATTTCTTACAATGAAGCCGAATCTGCCATTCAGAAACTTGACCCTTCCATGCGTGCAGACTATGAAAAAAGTCTCTCCGACCTCCGAAAAGCCGAGACCGTCTATGCGGAAGAAGGACGGCAAGCCATCAGTTACATGGGTTTGGCGCTCAACTTGGAGAATGCCATGCAGGAACTCGCCGCCACAAAGTCTCTCCTAGATCAGGAACGCGAAAAGTGTCAATTCCTCGACCGTAGTATTTTTCCAATGCTTCTTCTGCTCTGCGGTTTTTTGAGTGCTTTCATCATACCGTTGCTTGCACATTCTTTGTCTTTTTCACCCTTATTGGCCGTTGCTGGCTCTATCGCTTTTTCTGTCATTCTATCATTTATCGGCATCGTCTATACCTACGGAATTTCGGAGCACCTTGGCAAGGATCCTGATTTCTATTTGCTCTATAAATCCTCTCAAAAAGTAAAACTTGCCTTTTTTGTGCTTCTGCCCTTGATGGTTGAGACCATCTATGGAATTATTGAATATTTCCGCCGCTAATCATAAAAAAATCCCCGGCACAAATGTGCCGAGGAAGAAAGGATTATTATGGTTTCTTTTTGTGGGCGTAAGCCTCCCGAAGAGCCTTATTCTCCACCTGAGGTCGTACCTGGCGATATCAACAGCTACATCAAGAACCGCCTGGATGATCAGATCACCTGGTACGATAAAAAGGCTCAACAGGCCCAGCGCACCTATAAACGGATGCAGCTTACTGAGTTGATCGTTGCTACAGCCATTCCGCTGCTTGCCAATTATACAGCCAGCTGCCCTGCCATCGCTTTTGTTGTCGGTCTGCTTGGCGGTATCATTACCGTTATTGAAGGCACAGAGCGCCTTGGCCGCTATCATGAGAACTGGGTCGAATACCGCTCTGCCTGCGAAATGCTGAAGCATGAGAAGAATCTCTATCTCATGGACGCATATCCGTATGGCACCGACGAAACCAAAGAGCAGCTCTTCGTCCATAACATTGAAAATCTGCTTTCCTCTGAAGGTAACAAATGGAAAGCCTCCAATATCAAGGCCGCTTCTCCCAAAGAGAAAACTCACTCTGAGACCGGTTCATAAGTTTTTTCAAAGATATCCGGCTTACAGGGATATTTTTCCCCGTTCACGCCGGTGATGATCCAGTCTCCCGGCGAAGCATGCATAACGCCTTCCAGCGTTTCAATGTACATGTCCTTGTCCGTCTGATATGCGTCAACGATCACTCTTTTTTTCTGGAATTTCATACTGTCCTCCAATAGTTCAGAAAGGATGTTTAAAATGCCCGCTTTATATGATTATCGTATTTTTATCAGTCACGCATGGAAGTATGGCGAAGACTATGATCGACTGGTTTCCATGCTGGATCATTCTCCGTGGTTTTCATTTTATAACTACTCAGCTCCACAGGAAAAACCGCTTGCATTATCTTCCAGCAACGCCACCGATGCCGAAATCGAGCAAGCCATCACAGCCAAAATCAAAAACGCACAGGTCGTTCTTGTAATCGGCGGCATGTATGAGCTCTACCATAAATGGATGAAATACGAAGTAGACGAAGCTATGCGCATGGGCAAGCCCATCATTGCTATTATGCCCTGGGGCCAGTCATATATGCCGGTTGAGCTGCAAGCAAAAGCAACTCAGATCGTTGGCTGGAACTCCACATCCATCGTGAAAGCTATCCGCGATTTAGCCTGACTTATTTTATCATTTTTATCCAGCCTATGCAAGCTGCTCCATTCAAACGATTTAACGTAAATTTCATTTTTGTTATGTTGATATCATGCGTGAATTGCAATACAATAGACGCAAGGAAGACGATCTCATGGCAAATAGAGTTTCCCACCTGACGCGGATGAAGCGCCAGAAGAATAACCGGAGGTGTTTTTATGAGTGACCGAGAAAAAATCGTTCAGCTGCTGGATGAAGTTCCTGCCTATAAGCTTGGTTACATTCTGGCATACGTGCAAGGCCTGACCGCTGATGAAGATGCCGATGATGCTTATTGTGAGCAGCTTTACCAGAACTATCTGAAAGACCCGGATCGCGGCCAGACCCTCACGGAGGACGAAGTCTGTAAACAGCTCGGTATTGCTTTATGAGCTATACCATCCTGTACGAGAAGCCTGCTCTCAAGTTCATCCAGAAGCAGCCAAAAGAACAGCAGCGGCGTATCCTGGAAGCAGTTCATGCCCTGCCCGATTCCGGCGACATCAAGCAGTTGAAGGGTCACACCGGGCTGCTGCGGCTGCGTGTTGGTTCCTACCGCATCATCTACACGGTCGATAATGGCAGATTGATCGTTCGTATCATAGATGCTGGCAACCGCGGGCAGATCTATAACCGCTATTGACCTTCAGGAGCGCCCACCCGGCGCTCCTTTTTTACAAACGCAAAGAACCCCTCAGCTGTTTCCAGCCAAGGGGTTCTCTGCTCTGCTGTCTGTCCAAAAGAAAAGTAGGAGTTTCTATCATGGAATGCCTTGCAAATCCCGTCGCGTCTCCGCTTTTCTATTGTAAATCCAATATGATCCTTCTGCAACCCAGAATTTTTTCAGAGGAGGTGTGTACACATGGCAAACAAAAAAGGTTCCGATGGCCGTTACCGCTACCGTGTCTGCATCGGCAAAGATGAAACCGGTAAGCCCAAATACAAAAGCTTTTATGGTTCCACCGCAAAGGCAGCGCGTGCTGCTGCCGAAGCTTACCGCACAGCACTGGGCAAGGGAATGGATCCCGCCCAATCCAAAGCCACCCTTGCTACTCTGTACGATAACCTGATTGCTGCCAAAACAGCCAAAGGCATCGGGCAAAAGAGTCTCGACCGCTATGAAGACAATAAAAACCATTGGGGTCCGCTTCTGGATCAGCCTGCAGCAGACCTTCGCACTGCCGACTTTCAGCGGGTTCTTAACTCTCTGGCCCAGTGGCACAATGGCAAACCACCACTGTCCCACTTCACGCTGTCCAATCTGCGCAGCAGCGCCAAGGCTGCCTATGAACTCGCTATCCCAGAAGTGGTACAATACAATCCCATAGTTAAAACCACCTGCCCTGCCGGTGCTGATCCTGAGCACCGTGAGCCTATCACAGAGGAACAGCAGCAGTGGATCCGCGAAACGCCTCACCGCGCCCAGCGTGCTGCCATGCTACTGCTTTACTCAGGCCTCCGCCGCGGCGAAGCTACCGCCCTCACTTGGGCCGATGTCGATTTGAAAGAAGCCACGATCACCGTTCACAGCGGTTATAATTTCAAGGATAAAAAAATCAAGGATCCCAAAACAGAAGCCGGTGTCCGGGTCGTTAATATTCCAAAGATCCTTGTGGACTATCTCAAAACTCAGCAGGACGATTGCTTGTATGTACTGCATACTGTAAAGGGCCACCGCATGACAGAGCAGGCATGGAAAACTCTGTGGAGCAGCTACATGGCCGATCTGAATGCAAAGTACGGCTATCACGGCGAAAAAAGCAAAAAGCGCCCAGGCGGCCTGCCCATGCGCATTGAACCCTTTACACCTCACCAGCTGCGGCACACCTTTTGTACCCTGATGTACTTTGCCGGAGTCGATGTTCTCACCGCCCGCGATCAAATGGGTCATAAGGATATCAGCGTCACCCTCGGCATCTACACTTCTCTTGACAAAAAATTCAAGAAGAAGAAGATCAATCGTCTGGACTCCTATCTCAAGAAACAGACCGGCTAATTTGTAGTGGCGCAAAAGTGGCGCGCGTTGTTTGTATTTTTATCGTATTTATGTGTTTTATTCTAAATTCCATGCTCGCTCGTAATGAGCAGGTCGCCTGTTCGAATCAGGTCAGTAGCTCCAAAAATCCTACGAATTTACGTTTAGAATCGTAATTTCGTGGGATTTTTTTATTTAGTCTCGCAAGTTTTCGCAAAACCGCAACATCGCCCACAAAACAAGACAAAATAAAACGCCCCGTGACACCATTTCATAGGGCGTTATACGCATTTTTATGCTTTTTGGGGACAGGCTCCTTGAGTTCACAATGTAGGTTTGTCAATGATGAGTTGGTCACAGGATCTTGCGCAGCTCCTGCACAAGGTCGCCGATCACGATGGGTTTGGACAAAAAGCCGGTCATGCCGCTTTCCAAGGCATTGCGGCGGTCTTCATCGAATGCGTTGGCAGTCATGGCAAGGATCGGGATCTTTGCCAGTGCAGGGTCGGCCAGTGCGCGGATCTGCCGGGTGGCGGTATAGCCGTCCATCACCGGCATCTGCACATCCATCAGCACCAGATCATAGCTGCCCGGTGAGGCAGTGCTTACCTTTTCCACCGCCACGGCACCGTTTTCCGCCGTATCGACCCGGAAGCCGTACTCCCGCAGGATCTC